GATGGAATTAAAGGACTGGATAGATAGAGGAATGAATGGATGGATGAACGTTGGATTGATCTGAATTGAATATGATCATAAACAAATGAGATAGATGGAAGCTGAATGGGGGGAATGCTACGCTGAAAAATTTGCCTGTTAATATCTGCCGTCTGCCGTGGATACTACGATAATATTAATGTGAATATTTGTGAAAAAATGGTAATTCCAAAAAAATATAAAAATTTTCGGCTTTATATGCCGAATAAATGTGATATAAATGTCACATTTTCAAAGCATCAAATTTATCCATATTATGTAATTAATTGTATATTATCTATCCATTTCATCCCATAATTCAACCATTATTTCACCATATTTTTACCATATACAAACATATATTTACTATTAATTTGCCTAAAAATTGGATTTCTTCTTTCAATTTACATACGTTCCATAAGTCATATTATCAGCCATAATACCGCATAATACTATACTATTATGCGGTTTGATTAGACCATAAAGCGGTACGGGGGGGATGATTTACACTTTTTATTGTATCCTTATTTTTCCTTTTTGCCTCTTCTTACACTTTCCCATCACACAAATTGATTCCGATTCCGATCAATCCCTTCCACTCACAATAAATTCACTCTTCTTCCCTTTCACTAAAATCGCTACAAGCCTTACACCAAGCCACTTACAGCATTTTCATTTTACAATTTTCACTCAATTTTCTTCATTTTTACCCTTATCGGTAGACCATTCGGACGGAATCCACTAGAATCAATGCTTACAGCGATTTTACCCCTTTTTTGCTCCATTAAATAATCATCAATTTACCATCATTTTCATTCAATTTATCTGTTTTACATATTTACCCACCTCGCAAACCATTGATTCTAGGGCATCTCACCGATAACGTCACCTTTACTACCGATGCATAGCCAATGATACCCTCAATTTCACATTGTTTTTGCCTTACTTCAATCGTATTTACAACTAATTTCCAATTCCATCAGATACAGTTAATATCAACGTTTTAAGCATTTTTTGAAGCACATTTTTTATTTGTCAATAAATACGCCATCCGATGTAAAAATCTCAAAATGCGTGAAAGCATGATATTATGGGCATTACAGCGAAAGTATAATAAATCACTATTTTTTATCCTTTTATATTTTTTGCATATTTTCTACATTGTATAATCATTCATTATATTCCTTATGTATAATTAATATTATTTCAGCATAAATATACTACATATTAATTTCAATCTTCATACTTTTCACTTTTATATTTTTTATTTTATTAATCATTGTATATCACTGGACTATATAAGTACACTTTTTACTTTTTATAACATTTAATAATTTTACAATTTCCATGATATTCAGTAAATTCCACATAAATTTATCATTTCACAGCACACGTTACATAAACATATAAATTATCAATTGATATTTACCGTCTAACGACCTCTGAGAGACATTCTACCTACTGAGTCGACACATTCTATACCTATAAGATTAAAATGCTTTAAATCAATTAAAATATTGAGTATTTTTTTACGCCATTAATTATCATTAACTTCTCAAATTAATAATCAAAATTTTTGCTGAATCTAATATCTTTCATTTTCCATTTTTCATTCATTTAATCCAGTTCATTAAAACTAACTCGTAATATTAACTTATTTCATGATTTATTCCGGTTTATTTTAAATTGCAGTAACAATAATGAATTTACGATACGGAATTTAAAGGAATTGACCATGTAGAAGCGATTTTACCACCTAATATGACAACTTGTATGCTTATGAAAATAAAGTCGCTATTTAAGGCGTATAATTGATAATTTTTTAAATCGTACTTTGCAGCTTAAATTGCATTACATAAATAACTTAGATCAGATACAATCAACTCAATTAACCATAAATCTCAAAATATACTCAATTTCTCTTATATATTAAAATTCATAGCTAAGTCTATGACTATACAACGTCTAATTATTCGATTTTCGGTACCTAGAAGCGATTACAACATAGTATATGACAACTTATAAGGGTACAGAAATATAAGCTCTATTTAAAGCTAAAATTTAATGATTTTTAATTAAACAAAATTTTTCGTCTTAATGTTAAGTTAATATATTACTCTCATATAAATTAAGCACTAAGTATTAGTTATACGAAGTACCAATAATTATACGCAGTAGCATTTATATGGAGTATCATTATAAAACATCGTAAAATACAAAAGCACATAAATTAGATAACTATTATGCAGTAGCTATTCAACTGCCGGTAGACCACAAATTACTGAAATAGTAAAACTTATCACTTTATTGATTGATATTCCTACTGTAATAATAAGATACACTTGACATACAACATAAACTATGATATATTTTATCCATAGGTTGAACAAATTAAATATATAAGTATCAAAACAAAATAATTTGTTTGACCTATATTTATATTCCTACTGCAATAATAATATATATATAACATTTTATAGCCTACTTTTACTAATTAATAACTAGCTTATTAGCATAACCATTAACATATTATTTAAGCAAATACAAAGATAGTAATAGATTAAGACTCAGATTCATTAAATTGCGTTAGCAATAACGCAAACGTAGTTTGCAAAAGTGTAATATTTACAATTTATATTATATTTTTAACTATTAAGCATTAAGCACTAATATTTATAATAAATAGCAGAATCATTTATACATAATAGTTAACAAATTACAATTGAACAGTAATGCGATTTACAAATTCTCTCTTATTATCTTTATTCTCTATTATTAAATGATTCTCTATTATTACGTTCGCCAGCTGAGTCACGTGACGATGTGTGGTAAATAAATGGGTGCCATTGTAACAATGTGTCAATTCACTAAAAATTACGTTTGTATGCCATCGTGGCAATGGCATGTGGATAACTTTTTGGATATTATTTACATTAGTAATATTTTGTAAACAAATTATAAAGGTGGTGATGAAAAATAAAAGAAATAACAGAAGCATTTGTAAAATTTGATAAGAAATTTATACGAGATGAAACTAAAGATTTACCAAGCCGGTTATTACTAACTATGGCTTACATTAAATTATATAGTTCCATTAGTGGTCGTATTGGATTAAGTATTAGGTCACTAGTTGAAGGATTAGGATTTCGTCCTGACGCTCATAAGGATAGAATAAATGACAATGTGATTAAAGCTCTATACTGGTTAAAAGAACGAGAATATATTTATTTTGATGCGGAATTATGGAATAAACAAAAGGTTAAAATAAATGATTGTTTTCAAATACAAATTAATACTGATCCTAAAAATGATATATTTAATTTTTCAGATATTTACGTAGCACTCACAGAAACCGAATTTAATTCTATTATTCAAAGTGTAAAGGAAAGTAAGAAAGAATACAGTCAAAGAAGAATGATATATGATCCATCTGATTTACTTAATGTTTTTCTTAATATAAAGAAATATATAAACTTTAATAAAAACAGTACTCCTATATGTTTTCCATCACATAGGATACTTTGTAGAGATTGCAATATATCAAGTACCAGTACGATGAATAAATTTATTAATAGACTAACTAGCATAGGAATACTGTATACATATAAAGCAGGAAAATATATTGATAGTTATAATAATATAAAATATACAAACAACTTTTATGCTTTGCAAAAAGGAATTTTAACACCAGAATTATGTGATGGCATTGTCAGTGGCTATTATGCGTCACAAGTAGCAACAGTAACTAAATATAAATAAGATGATTGTAAAATTAAAATACAATAAGGAGATTGAAAAATAAAATGACAAATACAGTAACATATGACAGAGTAATGCAGACACAGAAAACTTTTATTTATGATAATGATAAACACGAATGGTTAATTATGGAGCAGCCGCTAATTAAGGGAATGACTCCAAAAGATTATTTACATAAACTACTACTTAGCAAGGGCGGTAAATCAGAATTAAAGAAACTATCAAATGATGAATGGCAAATAATTTTTAGTTATATGAAGTCAATAAATGTACCTACTACTGAAAAAAAGCTAAAACGCCATAATGCTAAGCCTATTGTAGTAATGAGAAGATGGTCATTATCAGATAATGATGGTAACTTTGATACGTTGGATAATACATATGTAAAATTTATCAATGATGTTTTAGGTCAACTTAGAAAAGGAAAAATTGACTACTGCTATTACATATATCAAATTAGTGATCTATTAAGATTTATACCAGATCTTAATGCTGAATTAAAGGATGGAATATTTTATGTAAGTGTGAATAAAAAAATCAGTTACTAATGTAATAATAGTATTTAACTATATCAACATAAATTTATATGACTGGAGGTTAATTACAATTTGGCATTAAATAAACAAATACATATTTACAGTATGGATACTAATGATTTCTATACTGACAGCGAAAATAAGATTTATCGTAGTATGATGCGCTTTGGTAAAAGAAAAAATAAATTAAATAAAATAAATATTAGTAACTATGATGATGTAAAACGTGATAAATATCAAAAATTGTATTCATATATTAATCAAAGATTAAAACAATTAAAATCTGAATTAAAATTAGAATTTAAAAAAAGTAATATCTCTATAAGAACTTTAAATCCAAAAAGTCTATTAGACAAAAATGTTATATCTGTTTTTGAATCTTCGTTGACAAGAATAATTGGTTTAAAAATTGATGAACTGACGACTGATATCATGGTTGTACAAACATTTTTCTATGAAGTAATAGAGCAATTAATTAAAAATGGTTTCACATATAATGGTGAAAAGTACAAATACTTTACTTCTAGTGCAGGGCAGATTCGATTAAAAAAAACTGTATTCATTAAACAATCATTATGGGATAAATTTGAAAAAACATTAATGTGCGGATTAACAATAGATACTATTAATAAAAAAGGTGGAATAAATGTAAATAAATTTTTAGCATATTTAGCTTTATCTAATAGTGCTACTGATTTATGGGAAGATTTTGATATTAATAGGTGTATTGTAGTAGATGATTTTGAAACTATGGTCACTGGTGAAGTAGATTATATTAGTGACATTACATATAAAATTGAACGTAAAAAGATGGAGATTCCAATTACACATACTGATGGTAGTGGAATGATATTACCTGCATTAAGCAAAAAGAATTTTATGGTTAGGCTTCCGTGGATTAAGGGATTACTTGCATCATTTGATTATGTAAAATTTATTAAGATGTACAATTGCTCTCCTATTGTTACTGATATTTACGGTAAGCGATGGAATATAATTGAGGATAATATACAAATTATTTTTACAAAAAGTCAATTTAAAATGTATAAGTATTATAAGTCATGGGATGAATATAAAACATTTTTTAAGCAGTTCAATTGTCAAGCCGGAATTTGTAACATGGAAGAAGATTATTTTTCAAGAGTAACTATAAACTATCAAATGGTACAAACATTAACTGATATTACAAAAGAAGAAGTAAATAAAATTACAGAAAGATCTAAAAATAGGTTATATAATCTTTCTAGGGATAAAACTACAATGCTTAATGCTTTTGGCGTGACAAAGAGTAATTATGATAAAACTTATCTACAGCAAGCATTAGAAATTTATCCTGAATTACTTCAAGATGAACACTGCAAATACATATTAAGACAAATTAAAAAAAGTCTAATTAAAAAATATAAATCAGCCAAGCTTGATATATATGGTAAATATACATTTTTAATACCTGACTTATATGCTTTTTGTGAATATCTATTTCTACACATTGAAAGTCCTAAAGGTTTATTACAAAATGGTGAAGTATATTGCAAATTATTTAAAAAATCAAAAAAATTAGATTGCCTAAGATCACCACATCTTATGATGGAACATGCAATTAGGAATAATGTTATTGATAAAGAAAAATCGAAATGGTTTAAAACGGATGCTATATATACTAGTAGCCATGACTTAATATCCAAAGTACTTCAGTTTGATGTAGATGGTGATAAATCTTTAGTTGGAGCAGATGAAACTTTTATATCTATAGCAGAAAGAAATATTAAGAAATTTAATATTGTTCCACTTTATTATGAAATGAAAAAAGCAGAACCGGTCATACTTAGTCCTAATACAATATGGCAAGGATTGAATGCAGCGTTTAGTGGTGGAAATATAGGTCTATATAGTAATAATATATCCAAGATATGGAATAGTGATGTTTTTATTAGCGGTACTTATAAAGATCAAATGGAAGCATTAGATGTTATTAAGTTATTATGTATGGAAAATAACTTTGTAATTGATTATGCCAAAACATTGTACAAACCAACTCGACCTGAGCATGTTGATTTATTAATTAAAAAATATATAAATGCAAAGTTGCCGCATTTTTTCATATATGCAAAAGATAAATCAAGTACTCAAGTAGAAAATATCAACAACAGTTTAGTTAATAGATTTGATAAGGAATTTAAAAATACACCTTTAAGATTTTCTATTGATAATTTTGGAAAGTTGGATTATAAAAATTTAATGAATGATAAAAATATTAAAATAGATGAAAAGATTATTGAAATATATAATTCATTAAATCGTACATATCATTTCAAAATAAATCAAAAAAATCAAGATAATGTTAATTATATTATAAAATTAATAAGAGATAAATTACTTAGTTTTGACTATTATAGTGAAATTGAAATTACAGATATGATAGTAAAACATTTATATACAAAAAAAACACCACATAAAGAAATTTTATGGAAGTGTTTTGGAAATGTATTAGTTAATAATTTAAAAAACAATATTCCTGAAAATAGTATTCAATGTAAAAAATGTGGATTACGATTTATACCAAATAAATCGAATCAAAAGTTATGTGACAAATGTAGTACATATCAACCTATCGGTATTAAGATTATTAAATGTATTGACTGTGGTAAGGATATTGAAGTGGATGCATTAGATAACCAAACAAATCGTTGTGAAAAATGTTATGAAATATATCGTAAAAAATATAAGGCAATTAAAGAAAAGGAACGCAGGGATAGGCTTAAAAGTGAATAATCGTGGACAGCACCATTTAAAAGCTAGAATAGCTATAAGCTAACAGAATCAAGGCTTACAGCTATTCTAAATATAAAATAAAAAGTATAGAAATCGATGTAAGCCTTGATTCTACTGAGGTTAAAGCACTTTTTCTTCGTTTGCCTACAAGGGCATAACACCTAATATACAAAATTATAGGTAATGCTTATAAGAGTGTGATTAATTTCGCACTCTTATTTTTGAAATTTTCATTTTCTTCTCTCCTTAGTTAGCGGTGTGCCTTAAAATATAAGATATATCGCTAACAATTTTATTGGGTAGGTAAGCCTAGTGGCGAAGGCAGCTGACTGTAAATCAGTGATATTAGAAACACCGTAGGTTCGACTCCTACTCTACCCATTACCCAAATAACGGGCATTTTACAAACGAAAGGAACGATTTTTATAATACTAATTAGGCGATTTGAGGCAGATGCATTAAGGAAAAATGGATACAGCAATTATGTAAAGAGAAGCTTTTCACGAAATCCTTCGTATTATTTGGTTACAAATAGTAAAGCATTAAAGTTTTTTAATGAATACAATAAATCTATTAAGGTTAAAAAGTAGCAGTCAATATATGCGAGGAGTGTGAGTATTATTGGTAAGAAACAAAACCAAGTGACTATACAAGTGATTGGCGGTAATTCTGAATCTGTTACTGGATCATGTTCTGTTATTTCGTATAATGGTAATACTGCATTGTTTGAATGCGGTACTATTCAGGATGGAAAAACTGTAAAAGAGAATTATGAATTAAACAAAAAGCTTATTTCTAGCATTAAAAATAAAAGTAATATTAAATATATTTTCTTAGGACATGCTCATGCAGATCATAGTTGCAATATCCCGGCTTTGTATAAATATAATTGTAACGCAAAAATTATTGTACCTAGTGGTACTAGCAAAATATTAAAGGAGATGTGGCTTGATTCCAGTTATATAAACCAGCGTGATACAGAACACTTGAATTATAAATTTAATAAAAAATATGAACCGCTGTATACGGATGATGAAGTATATAGAGCATTAAGTTATATGGAAGAGTATCCGTTTCATGAAATTATTAAGTTAGATGATCAATTAAGTTTTCGCTTTGTACATGCAGGACATATATTATTATCTGCACAGACTGAACTTTTTGTATCATATAAAAATACAACTAAGAAAGTTACATTTACATCTGATCTAGGTAATCCGATTTTAAATGATACAAAAATATTTGTAGATAAATTTGAGCCGGTTACAAAAAGTAATATCGTAATAGGTGAATGTACATATTCAGCAAAAAATAGATCTATGAATAAGAAAGATCTACAAAATGATATAAATAAAATTAAGAGTGTAATTCAACAATTTTGTGTGACAAATGGTAAAACTGTTGTAATTCCATGTTTTAGTCTTGACAGAATGCCATACATACTATGGTTAATATATTCGATATTTGGAAATGATGAAAATTTTAGAATACCAATCATTGTAGATAGTCCTTTGTCAATTAGATTATTAAATGTATATTCAGAACTTATGCAAGGTGAAGCCAAAGAAAAGTTCGATGAAATGATGGGATGGAAAAACATTAAATTTAGTTATACTCCCGAAGATAGCGTTGGTTATATGTCAGACAATAAAGCTAAATGTGTATTAAGTAGCTCTGGTATGTTGACCGCTGGTAGAAGTGTCAAGTGGGTGCAGCATGTATTACCATATACGGATAATTGTATTATGTTCATAGGCTTTGCTACTAGTAATACGTTAGCATATAAAATCAAAAATTATAAAAAGCAAAAGACTATCAATATTAACGGTAAGCCTGTAAAAAATAAATGTCAAATTGTTGATCTTCATAGTTTTTCATCTCATATGCAGAGGAACGAATTACTTAACTACTATTCTTCTATTGTTGCAGATAAAATATATTTGGTACACAGTGACAAAAATAAGATAGAGTTTGCGCAGGATTTACGAAATAAAATTTCAGATAAACTTAAAACAACTAAGGTAATATGTGTCAATAGGTCAACTAAAATAAACGTATAGATTGTATAATTATACACTTTATTCTGGTTTTATTTTTTTATAGTCATGTAAGCGTATATTTATCCATTTAAAATTATATGTCAATATACTCATTTTCTCAATAGTAATAACTACTATATTTAGAGTGAATTATTGTAATGTTTGTATAGAAAATATTTAAATTAAAGGTAACTGAAAGGAATTGATAACAATAGATATTGATTTACTAAAGCGTTTAGATGATGAATCTGAACTGAAATACCTTTGGCGTATTGATGGTTATATACGTGAAGGAAAATTTCAAAATTGGAAAGAAGTAACACCTCTTGTAAATAAAGAGTTATATGATGATGAAACTGACTATTGTGAAGAGTCAGCATTCCGTAAAAAGTGTAAATACGCTAGAGATTTCTTTGAGGCTGGTGTATTTGATACATATAGAGAAGATGCTTATTTTAAAGAATTAGAAGTACAAAAAAGGGAAATAGCCAAGGAACGTCAAAAACTTTATAGTACAAAGGTTGAATATACAAGAAATATACGTCACCAAAGTAGATTTGAATTATTTTATGAGAATATAAAGGATGCTATTACCACTCTCCCATTGCCTGAATTTCATGCTGATACTGTGAATACATCAGCCGAAAATGAAAAAGAGTATTTATTGGCAATAAGTGATATTCATTATGGAGCAAATTTTAAGAGTGAAAATAATTTTTATTCAACTAATGAAGCGGAATATAGATTCAATAAACTTTTAAAAAAAACAATAGACTATGTTAATGAACACAATGTTAATAAAATGAATGTGTTAACGCTTAGTGATGATATCCAAGGAATATTACGCATTACTGATTTACAATTAAATGAAACAACCGTTGTTCAAGCTGTAGTTGAAGTGTCAAGATTGATAGCAACTTTCTTGAATGAATTATCGGCATATTGCAAAATTGAATACTATCATACTCCTACTTCTAATCATTCACAAACACGACCATTATGTACAAAGGCAAGTGAATTAGGTGATGAAGATGTTGAATACATAATCGGTAACTATATTAAAGATATGTTGGCTTTAAATAAACGAATCAATGTTCATTTAAACTTTGGTAAGAATTATATTAAAATACCTATATTTAATTTTAATTCTATTGCCTTACATGGTCATACTGTTAAAAATATTGATACGGCACTTAGTGATTTGAGTATGCTGCATAGAACATTTTATGATTTTTGTTTTGTCGGTCATTATCATTCAAGTAAGGAAATTATTTCTAATGAAGCATGTATAAATGATACTGAGGTCTTAGTATGTCCATCGTTCATAGGTAGTGATCCATATAGTGATAGTTTAATGAAGGGTTCGAAGGCGGCATGTAAGATTTATGTTTTTGATAAATATGAAGGGCATACAGAAACCTATAAATTACAGTTAAATTAGTTCATTAGTGATTAATTGGTCAGCCACTACTCAAAAGTGTGAAACTAAAAAAGCGGTGTTTTGTCACCAGTAAGTGCGAATTTTTGTATTAAATTAATATTTAAAATGAAGGACTGATTTTGAAGTGAAATATAAAAGAACTGAAAGAGTACAGTTTGATAGCTACTCTTCTACTATGGATTTTATGAATGATGTAATCGAAACATTGTTAGATGAAGATAATATAGACGAACAAGCAACTATTATTGCGGATAGAGATACAATCGTTAATATTCTTGATTTAATTGATAGAAATTTAATTGATAATTTTGAATTTGAGATTCAATATAATATTTTTGATGAAATGGATAAAATTAAAAATGATATATACAGACTTGATATTTTAGATGATGGAGAAATTTTTATTGAAAAAGCTGTGAATCATAATGGTGACTATTATGATTGTGACGGGTTTATATTTGCTGAGAAACACATAGATATGGACGCATATCAGAATAATAATAGACGTTGTGATGTTATGGTTTTTGATATTGATGAGTAAAAATGTGAATTAAATTAGGATGTGAATTTATGATTTGTTACGAGGATGCAATTGATTATATAGAAAACAAAAGGAATACTACGTGGGCATTATTCGATTTTATCGGAGTTCAATATGGTTCGACAGTCAGACTTTTAGATTTTCAAAAAGAGTTTTTAAAGAATTTAATTGATGGTAAAATCACCAATTGTCCTCGTGGTATGGGAAAAACATTTGTAATTAAACTATACGCTGAATATCTAAACTATGTTACTGACGTTTGTAAATATGATACATTTGATGTTACAGCAGATGCATACGTAAATAGTGATGATACAATTGAATCTGGTTTGTTGTCGGCTGATTGTATGAAGCAAGCTTTGCAGGCTGATAAGGAAAAAGCAATTGATGAATACAATATTAGTGAAAAAATGTTAAACAAGCTTTTAAAAGAAAATGAGCGTGATTTCGCTTAATGAATGATTCAAAATGCTTAAATAAATAATGATTTTAGAGAGTCTATGTTCTACAGCATAGGCTTTTTTATATTCACATTCACCTTGTAAAATATTAGAGAAGGGAGCGTTCAACTATTGGCAAAAAAAAGAGATATTGAAGTTGATGAATCCATTGAAGATGCTAATAAAATACATGAGTATAAATGCCTAAGATGTGGAAAGTCATGGAAAAATCCCGTTGGGCACTTCTATAAATCTAAATACTCACAATTATTTATTAAAAATTCAAGGTATAGTACGTTATGTAGAGATTGCGTAGACGAACTCTTCACTATGTATGAAAATAAATATGGCACAAATACCGCTTGTATATTAATGCTTTATAAATTGGATATACCATATTCATATTCCTTATATAACAGTGTTGTAACAAAAAATAATGTTTTTAATATAGGAATGTACTTGAGACAGGCAAGTAATTTAAAACAGATGATGTTTCAAGATTTTTCACAATCTATATTAAGTGGTGAAATAAGTAAATCAAAAGATGATTTTGAAGAAGAAAAAGAAGTTAAATGGTCTGAAAAAGATAAAAAAAATAGAGACTTTTGTATTGATGTCGTTGGTTATGATCCATTCTATGGTTACCCTGAAGAAGATAGAAAATTTTTATTTAATCAATTAATGCTTTATTTAGATGACGATGACATAGCTCAAGATCCGTATAAATTATCTCAGATTTTACAAATCATTAATAATAACAAGCAAATAAAGCAATTAGATATTAAAATTGCAAATCTTGATCCTCTTAAAGATGTAAAAGATATTAGCTCTCTTAATTCCATTAAAAATAGTCTTGTTTCAAATAACGATAAAATTGCAAAAGAAAATGAAATTTCAGTTAAAAACAGATCTAATAAAGATGCAGGAAAATCAACACTTACATATCTTATGCGTGAATTAAGAGGTTTGAAATTTGATAAAGTTGAAGAGAATTATTATAACCAGTTAAGAAGTGAAGGTACACAATGGGCTGCAAACGTATCTCAAAAATCTATGCTTGAACATTGTATGTTTGATGAAAGTGATAAAAGAGAAGTATACCAAAATCAATTAGATTTAATTAATAATTTATATAAGGAATTGGATGATACAAAAGAACAAATACGTTTACTTAAAATTGAGAATGACAGTCTAAAATCTCATGGAATAGAGGTTGCAGATGGCGTATCGTAAATTAATGTCAGAGCGGAAAAAACGTATTTGTGAATTAGATGCAGAAAGTATTGCTTTTTATAGACGAAATCCTTGTATAGCTGCGAAAGACTTACTAGGAATAAATTTAATTGATAGCCAGAAATATATATTACAACAAAGTTGGAATAAACCGCATGTATTATGGTGTTGTAGTCGAAACTTCGGAAAATCATTTCTTGGTGCGGTTTTCATGATATTGAAAGCGATTCTTTATGAGAATCAAGCTATTTATATAATTTCAAGTGTTGGTGACCAGAGTAAAGTAACATTCAGTAAAATTGAAGAAATTATTTTAAATATTGGAACTACTTCTGCTTCTATTGGTTCACTAAAAGATATCGTAAGAAAAGAAACTGTAAAAAGTCCAAATAATAAAACTGGATTTAGTCATGCAAGTTCCGGATACATTGTTGAATTTTATAATGGTAGCACAATAGAAACGTTAAATTCAAAACCAGATAATGCAAGATCTCGCCGTGCTACACTTGTATTTTTTGATGAAGCGGCATTCTGTAGTGATGAGCTAATTACGATCTGTGAAGCATTTGCAACACAGAATACAGAATTTAGAACTTCTACTGAAGATGATTATAATCCAGAAACAGAAAAAAGAAGATGTCCTACTCAACTTGTTTATGCGTCATCTCAGGATGACATGAGCAAAATATTTTATAAACATTTTAAGAGTTTTGCTAAAAAGATGGTTGCAGGTGATAGAGATTATTTTGTATGTGATATGATATGTGACACTGCAATTAGAACATATATGGACGGTAAACTATATACTCCACTTTTGACTCAAGATAAAGTAGATGCTGCCATGAAAGGTAATAGAGATAAAGCACTACGTGAATATTATAATGAGCCAACCAGAGATGGTGGAATAGACCAGATTGTTAAACTTGGAACTATTCGTAGGAATGAAAATTTCTATTTACCACAACTTAGTTATCAACCTAAGACTAGTATAGTATTAGCATTTGATCCTGCAAGAACGTATGATAACTCAGTATTAAGTGCAATGAGAATAGTTAATGATAAAGATTATGGTTATATTGGTGAAATTATTAATTGTGTCAATTTTGTTGATATAGCAAGTAAAAAAGGTTACAAATTAGATTCTAATAGACAGCTAGAAGAAATTCGTAATTACTTAGATGTATATAACGGACAACATAATGATTATGATAATATTGAGGCTCTTTTAATAGATCAGGGTGCAGGTGGTGGTGGTGTTTCTACTTATGCTGATAATTTATTAAATGAATGGGAAGGCAGAGATGGTAGAAAACATCATGGACTTATAGACAAAAATCATGATATTTATAAAGGATATGAGGAATTATATCCAAATGCTATTGATAAACTTCGTCTTATTAGCCCTAAAAAATATAAAACACAAATGGTTGATGAATTTATTGAATTAATCCACCTTGGAGTAATTAAATTTCCATATGAATTTAAGCAAGAATTTATTGAAATAGCAAGAAATAATGATGATGGTACTGAATTTATTGATAATTATCAGTTATCAGCAGATGAAATTACTTCTCTGATGAATATTGACTTAATGAAAAACGAAATTATATCTATTTATAGATATGATAACGCTGATAATACTCAAAAAACTTATGCTTTGGCTAAAGATAAGGAACATAAAATGAATGATGATAGGTTTTATACTGTTATTATGTTAGCTCATTATCTTTACGGTTTAAGGCGTGGACAAACTATTACTCCGGATATAAAGGAAGTTGACTACTCTTCTGCTCCTCGGTGCGTATCATCGGTATCATTCTAAAGATTGTGGGTGATGTAAAAAGTTGAATGTTGATAAAGAAGAAATAAATGAAAATGAAAATTTTGATGTAATATTTGCGTCAGATGTAGATAATGATGGTGAAGAAACAGTCGTTCTTACTTCGGAACAAATGACAGAAAAAATGCTTAAAGAAGCATTATCTCGATTTGATCCAACCAATAGACAATATTCTGTATTGTTAAATGGTGAATCATCTAATAGCTATAATAATTATACTTTAGAAAGTTTAAAGCTTTTGGCTAAAAATGCGCAAAGCGATATAAGTAAAATTTTAACTATTAATAGTTTGGTGAGACAGACTATAAACGAAGATGATATTATTGGTAAGGTTTATGAAGCAATAGAAGCTAATTTAAATACTAATGTCAGAATTTCATTTGATGATTTACCACAAAAACCAAAGTATAAAAAAACATATAAAGATAAAGCGGAAACATTAATAAAGAGATTCCATAAAGAAACAAATTTAGATATGGTTTTATCCTCTTCTATTGTAACAACTTATATTGAAGGTAACTGTATTAAATATCTTCGTTCAAAGAATGGTCATTATGTAATTGATACATATCCGCTTGGTGTTGCTTTAGTTAGTGACTATTGTTTAAATGGTATCCGTTATATATTGATTGATATTAGAGAGTTAACGAATCAGTTACAAAAAACAGTTCTTAAAGGACGAAGAAATAAACCTTTATTTTTTAACAATCTCACAGATGAAATTAAAAATAATTATCCAAAAGAAATATATGATGCATTTATTAATAAAGAACATTATGCAAAGTTAGATATTAGATATAGCAGTTTGAATCAATTTGGTAATTTAAATAGAAAATATGGACTTACTCCTGTATTTAAAGCATTAAAACCAAATATAATGCTTAATACTTTTGATAAAGCAGATTCTACTAATGCAAAAGCACGTTCTAAAAAGATAATTCATCAAATTTTGCGTAAAGAGACAATGGGGCAAGATTATACTAAAAAAGGTTTTGAAGAAATGGCTTATGCTCATGAAACTCTTATGGAAGCGTGGAGAAATCCTACTGTTGTATATACATCTCCTCCGTGTGTTGAAAAAATTGAATATGTTGAACCAAAGGTAGATATCACAAATGTGGAAACAATTCAGCAATATCGTACACGAGTTGCTGCCGCATTAGGTATCTCTTTTTTAAATACAGATGGTAAACAAACCGTTAGTACTGCTAATGTTTCTATTAGTCAATTAATGAGTGTTATTAATAAAATTGCTAAACAAGAAGAAATAAATCTGCAAAGATGGTATGAAATAATACTTGAAGAAAATGACATCCCATTAGAATACTGTCCTACTCCGCATATTATGGATGCAAAATTACTTGAATTCAAACTTAGAAAAGAATTATCAGAAACATTATTTTCAAAGTTTAGTTGTTCTTATAGAACTGCATATGAATTACTTGGTATTAATGTTAAAGATGAAGTTGAAAGAAGAAAAGAAGAAAAAGAACTTGGATATGAAGATGTATTTACTCCTCATTCTACTTCTTATAATAGTTCAGGTGATGAAAATTCAAAGGCTGGTAGACCTAGCGGAACAACTAATGGTGATAATGGCATAGATGATCAGAAACAGGAATACGATGAAGATTATACTGAAAATAATAGGGTGAAGTCATGATTCTAATAGAAGCTCCAAATAAAGAAATATATGATTTAAATGAATGTATTATTACTCAAAATGTTGTGTGCTTAATAAAAACTCCTAATGGAGAGATATATCACTTAGAGGATTGTAAAATTATTCAAAACGTTGATGATTTGCCTTATACACAAGAACAATTGGCTAATGAAATTTTTGATAAGCAAGGAATTGCTATTGGACTATTAGAGAAGAAAGGCGGTGGAAATTTGGGTTGAATGATAATGTTAATATTGCCAGCAAGGTTGTTGAAATTGCTGAGCATACAACTTATTTAGAGTTAACATCGAGAATATGTTATTACACTGAAGCTAATCTAAATAATGATGCGATTGTATATGATGACACTTCGTTAGATAAAGCCAAAACATTAATTAATATGCCAGTACAGGCAAAATATAGAGTAAATGCCAATGGAGATCCTACTCTTGGTGGGCATGAAATGGTTAAACATAAAGATGGTAGTATTGAATTTAAAACTAATTCAATAGGTACACATACTGATGTTTATATACAAGAAGATTCTGTTGAAATAAATGGTGAAACAAAAACACTGCCTTGTTTATTTGCTAAATATAGAATATGGAAAAGATATGAAAATGTGGCTGCCGTAAGGCGGCTTTTTTCTTTAGGAAAATTATATGGCAGTTGGGAAATTAATGTATACAAATATACATTTGAAAATGGACTCAAAAAAATTGAAGATTATGAATTTTTATCTAACTGTTTACTAGGGTACGAATTTTCTTATCCAAGTTATGGTGAAAATGCAGTTGCTCTTGAAATGGCACAAGTTGACAATGATCAATTACTAATTGCTGAAGCTCTATCTCAGGATTTAATTTTAATGAAAGGGCAACCAGATAAGCAATTATATAAAGATAATGAAATAAATGACACTGAAATAAAGGAGGATAATATGGCTAAGTTAGATAATAAGAATACTAATGCTGCTGAAAATATAGAAACCCCTACAGATATGCATACAGATAATCATGTAGCGGAGATTAATCCAGCAGAAACTAACACTAATAAAAACGAGAATAAAGTAGATAATAAAACTGAAGAAAATGTTGCACAGTTGACTGTATGGGATACCCGTAGACGTATTGCAGACGCATGTACAAAGAGAATTGGTAAATGGTGTTATATTGCATATATGTTCCCAAATGAAAAGATTGTTTGGTGTGAGTATGATGGTGCAGAAACAGAATTAGACTATGTGAAATTTACATATGAAGTAAATGAGAATGATGAGATTACTGTTTCTGAGCCTGAATATGTAAAATTAACTGTTTCTATTGCTGAAGTTAATTCAAAAATAGCTGAGTTAAATAAAAACTTAAATACAGCTAAGGCAGAACTTGAATTGAAGAATGAAGCCATTACTAAAGCAAGTGAAAAAATTCAGAGTTTGAATGCTCAAGTATCAGAATTAACGCCTTACAAAGATCAGGTTGAAGCTGCTGATAAAAAGCGTATTGAAAATGAGATTGCTGAGGAGAAAAAAGTATTAAGAGAAAAGATGCTTAAAGGTAATTTATTTACTGAGAAAGATATAGCTGAAGAAAAAATCACAAAATTAATTGAAGCAAGGAATGAAGCTGCTATTAACAAATTAATTGCAGATAAGTTCGTTGCTTCTTTTGATAATGAAACAAATGATGGGACTACTGTTACTAATACTAATGCAAATAGTAATAAAGAGAATATAGCAACTGCTAGTCTTTTTTCAGATGAGATTGAAACAGATGCGACTTCAATCATGAAGAAAGTTTTATTTAATTAATCGAAAAAATAGGAGGATACGATATGTTAAGAGATTTTATTGTTAATGGTGCTAAGGCTCCTGAATCTATGTATAGAGCAGATGCTGAATTAAAAACAGGTATGGCTGTAGTAAAAGATGAAACTACTAAGTCTGTTGATGTTACAACAGAGGAAACTGTAGCAGATATATTTTTCGTTGATAAAGAAAGAGTTCCAGAAGGTGTTGATTGTGCTAGGGGAGATATTCCTGATTATGACGATGCTTTCACTGTTATTAAGGACGGAGAAAGACTTGTTCTTGAGAAATATCATGCTGGCGAAACTTTCGGAACAGATCAATTTAAAGTCGATGATTTTAAAGAAGGTACAGCTATTGGTACAAGAGTAGCATTTGTTAATGGCATTGCAATTAAAGCAACAAAACCGTCTCAGTATATTTTCAAAGGTTTACACAATGACAATAAGCACACTTTAATCAAAATTGAGGTGTCTGATACCGCCGTTGCAAATGCGTAATTAAACAATAGAGGAGGATTAAAATTATGTTAAATACAGAAATTGCTGAAATCATGAAAAAAGATAATATTCTTTTTGATGTTGCTGAAAAAGTTGAATATAAAATTGATTTAAACGCTGAGGAAACTGAAATCGCAGAGGTTTCTAACGCATGGGCAAAACAAATAGGTGAAACAGGTAAGGATCCGGAAGGTACCATTGCTGCTTATATTAAAAAGACCGTACAGGATGAATTATATAATGCTCCTGATGAATTATTGGATAGAATTTTGAATAAAGGTTCTATTGGTGAATTTGATTATACGGAATATGATACTACGCCTAAGAATACTCTTATCGCACATGAAGCAGCAAAAGGCGGTGTTGTAGAACGTAGTTGGATTGACTTTTCTGTAATTAAGCCTGTTATTAAGAATAGACAGGTTGAAACTGATTTGTCTTATGTTGATTTAAGAAAGAATGGTTTTAAGTCTATTGCTAATTTAACGGTCTTTATGAAGGAAGCTTGTCAGAATGTTCTTTTTTATGATTTATTGACTCAAATTGACACTGCTATTATCGGTGGTGATCAAAAAATTGATGTTACTGGTAAACTCCCTACATTAGAATCTATGGACGCGATGTCTTTATATTTGAATGATAGAGCTGATGATTCTGTTATTATATCTTTAACTAAATATGCACAGGCAATTAGACGGATGGATGGTTTTGCTCAGTATATGTCTGATCAGATGAAGAATGATTTTAATAGATATGGCTTAGCAAAAATATATGATGGTATTGGTATTGCTGCTATATCAGGTGCGAGACGTCAGGGCAATGGAGATTTATTAATTCCTGATAAGAAGCTTTTCGGTATTGCTGGAAAGATTGGCAACTTAGATATGAAGGGTGAGTTACATGTATTCCAAGATATGAATAACCAGGAGGAACAGGTTCATTTAATGTTAAAGGACTTTACATATAGCTTTGCTATTACAAATATTGAGAATGCTGCAAAGATGGTATTTGCGCAGTAAATGGAATTAACCATAGAGGGGAAGTGTAACAACTTCTCTTCTATTTTAATTGGAGGTAAATTTTTTAATGCAAGAAACAGAAAAAATTAATGTTTTAAACTACAATGAAAATCTAGTTTGCTCTAATATTTCACCTACTGAAAATGTTGCATTTGAGCCTTCTGCTGATGGTGAAATACCAACTGTTATTCCATTAACTATAGATCAAATCAGGTATATGAATAACTCTCCTGTATTTCGTATTGGTTTATTACGTTTTGAGGAAGAAAAACAGAAAGAGATTTATGAGAATATTTGTAAAATAAGTAATTGGGAAGATATTCTTACTAATGATCAAATTCGTGACATCTTATTAAAACCTACGCTTAAAGGACTTGAGAAAATTGTAAACATTAAAGATGTATCCGAGTTTGAGCGTGTTCGTGCAGTTTATCATAAATTAAAACTTGAAAATAATTATGATGTATCTGTTCGTGTAGAGAGAATTATTGAAACAAGATATAGAGAATTAATGAATCGTAAAATTAATACATCAATTAAGTTGACTACTAAAGATACAACAAAAATTACTAATGAAAAAGATATTAGTAATCTTAAAGAACAGAATGCAATTATGCAGAAACAGTTAGCCGAGATGCAAAAAGCAATGCAAAAGATGATGGCGAGTCAAGCTGATAATCTTGAAAATGTTAATGTAGAAATAGAAGTGTCCAAAGCAAAAGAAGATAAACCAGCAAAGGACGCTAAAAAAACTGATGAAAAGAAAAAGCCAACAAATAAAACCAAGAAGTAATCTGTAGCTAAGTAAGGAGGTGTGTGCCTATGGCATCAGATACTACTTCTTTTGATATTATATGTGATAGGTTTTACAAACGATTAGAAAAAGATGATGAATTTTTTAATTACTATAATATTGAGATGTCAGAAGCACAAGAATTAGCACATAAAAGAGCAAAAGGATATCTTATAGATGTTCTTGATAAACTTTCACAGGTTGGTGATTTACAAGTTGATTTTTCCGACTATGATGAAGAATTAGAAGTAATTAACTTTGAAATAAAGCCAAAGGAAATTCGCCTAATAGTTGACTTAATGTTTCAAGAATACATGGAAAGGGATATTCCTTTATTACATGCTTTTAAAATTAATTTTACGCCATCAGATTTAAACATCATTACTCCATCCACTGAAAGAAGAACATATACCGATTTAATTGACTCATTAAATACCAAAAATGAAGCCAGTTTGGATAACTATAAAAATAGAGATCGTAATACCGGTAAATTATTAAAGGTTATCGACTATTCGAAATATGGTGATGAATAATGTTGGACTTTGATTATTTTTATAAAATACAAGGCTCTTATGGGATGAAAAATAAGCGTGAAAAAGATTTGGCGAAAATTAATTATGAAATGTCAAAACATTTCGAAGATACCACGGATTGCAAGGATGTACTAATCAATGGAGAACCATCTCAGTTAATTATTGTAAAAGATACAGATTCGAATGTCTATAGTAAAAAGATTAAATCAAGGCATGATGATAAATTTAATCTTGGAGATTATGTTGAGTGGAATAATCAACATTGGATTGTTTTGAAACTCGATCCAGATGAAGATACATGGAATCGTGGATATATGTATTTGTGCGATATATTACTTTGTTGGCAAAATAAAGCCGGCGACATTATATCGCGTTGGTGCTACTCAGAAAATTACACAAAATATACAAATGGGATAAAGGAAAATAAAGTAATAGATGTTGGTGATAATCAATATGGTTTATCTCTTCCAGTGGATAATGAAACTAAAGTATTAAAACGTAATTTACGATTTGCAATAGATTATGAAGGTGCAGTTGTTCCTGATGTTTATAAACTAACTAATAGGAAGGTTTTGCTTAATGATTATAGATATTTTAATCGAGGTGGAATAATTAATTTAACATTATCTTATAACGCTTTTAATGATAAAACAGATAAATTAGTTACTCTTGATAATGGTCAAAAAGTATGGATATGCGACTATTTTGATATGAATAATAATCCTACTACACCAGAAGATAAAAAGACATATGCAAATATTATATCTAGTGGCAAACTAATCATTGGTTCAAAAGAATATATTACTTTTATTGCTAACTTTTATGATACAGATGGAAATTTAAACAATACTATTACTCCTGTATGGGAAATTATTAAACCTAATATAAGCAACGTTGATAATGATATATCAATTGTCTATGAGAATGGGTTATGTAAAATTAAGGTTGCTGAAAATTATGATTTAATTGATAAAGATATTATAATTAAAGTAAGTGATGGTAATGATAGCTATATTGGTGAAATCACAATGAAAATGGAAATGTGGTGATAATATGGTTATATCTGATGTTGTAAAATGTAAAAAAAAAATTATGAATAAATTAATTGAAATTCCAGATGTATTTTTATTAATAAATAACAAATGTATATCTAAACCATCTGAAATGATGTTCGAAAATATATTTCCATATTTTAAAGTATCAGATGCTAGGAAAACTGTTAATAATTATATATGTTTTGATTATAATAGTAGAATTTCTTCAAAAAATAGTTCATTTAAGGATATTACAATAAATATTGGTGTTATATGTCATAAAGATGATATTAAAACGCCATGGGGTTCAAGGCATGATGTTTTAGCAGGAGTTATTATAGATTCTTTAATATGGGAAGATATTTTAGGATTTAATCTTGAATTAATTTCTGATATTGAAAATATATTACAAAATGATTATCATACTCGCACATTACAATTTAAAAATCTTGCTATAAATAGTATTAATAATGGGGTGCACTCAGGTGTATATTGATGATCTTATTATATATAGAGGTAAAGATTATAAAGTAAATGACAAAATCATTATTAGACAGCCGACAGTTGGTGAAATAACTGACTACGGCGAACAAAACTTTTTCTCAATGGTACATATGCTTACAAATGTGGGTGCGGATTTAAAATGGCAACTTGATGAAGTTGGTATTGATTATACTAAAATAAACGATTATGAACTTTTCTATCATTTATGTAAAATTTATAAAAAAGAACAAACACAAATAATTTTTTATGATTTAGATCTTACTCTGTTTGAGTGGTGTAACTATACTCCAACCGGAGAAGATATCTTATATGATAAATATAATGATATCATATTGGATAGATATGCTTATGCAGTAATAATGGAAGTTCTGAGAAAAACTTATAATTTAAAACGTAATAATGAATTACCAGGTAATGAAGCAACTAGATTAATATTAATTGAAGATGCAAAAGATGAATATGAAATAAATAAAAACAAACCATATATATCACAATTATTTAATTTGATATCGACAATGGTTAATAGTGATGGTTTTAAGCATGATGAAGTAACTGTTTTCGATATGAAGATAGGTGCTTTCATGAATAGTGTTAAAAGAATAGAAAAGATTAAACGTGCCGAAATATTACTACAAAGTGGATATTCTGGTTATGGAGTAAATTTAAAAGAAATTGATAAAAAAGAATTAGACTACATGGGAGAACTTTAGAGGTTCTTTTTTTATGTAAAAAATTAAGGAGGAATAAAGATATGGATATGAATCCTAATGAATTAATACTTGATAGAGTACGTGAATTGATATTTACAGATTTATCTGACGGTCATGTTTTAGGCAGACTTACATCTCTTGAAGATGCATCGTTAAACACAACTGCTGAAGGTACCGATATTGTAGACTCAATTGGCGCTGTTATTACTACATTATATAGAGCTAAAACTGGAGAATTTACTGCAACCAATAGCTTATTTAGTTTGGATTTAGCAGCTCAACAGTTTGGTTCTACTAAGGAAGTAGCTAGTGAAGAAAATAAAATTCAAACTCCGGTTAGTGAAGTTTTGACGGTTAATAAGGATGGTAAAATTATACTATCTCATGTACCGTGTAACCAGATTAAATATATTTATAAACTTCAAAATAGATCTTTAGCTAAAATGTTCACCGTTGGTACTACTGTATCTGAGACTGAATTTACTATTTCAGAGCAGGAAATTACTGTTCCTACAGGTGTAACCGGTGAGATATATGTAGAATATGAATATGAGGCTGATGCTGCCGTTAAGGTAGATAATAATACGGATGAGTTCCCAGAAATGGTTGGTGTAAAGATCTTCTGTATCTTTAAAGACGTATGTAATGAAAATATTAAATATGCAGGAAGTATTGTTTCTAAAAAGGCAAAATTAGATCCTTCTTCTGTTCAGCTTGCTCTTACGTCTACAGGTAAGCATCCGTTCAAAGTTAAGTTTAATAAAGAGTGGTGTGATGGGAAAGAAACACTTTTTAGCACAATTATAGCAGCTTAAATTCTACGTATTTATACATAGTCTATGGGCAGTTAACTACTGCCCTATTGTAAAAAATGAGGTGTACTTTTGGATAATATAAATTCATATTGTGTTATTTGTGGTACTGGATATCATTGTTGTATAAGTTGTCCTGAAAATAGAAGTTCTTCGTGGAGATTAATTACTGATACAGAAAACCATTTTAAAGTCTATATGATTTTATGTGATTATCGTGATAAGAAAATTACGAAAGAAGTAGCATTAAAACAATTAAATAATGTTGATATTACCGGATGGGAAAATTTCAAAGAAGGAACTAAGCAATTAATTGCTGAAATTTTAACGAATGATACTACTGATGAAGTTGAAGAAATTAAAGAAAATAATAAAGTAAAAGAAGTTAAAAAGCATAAGACAAATGTAAAATTATAATAATGAATAGTGGTAGAAATAAAAATAAAATAGGTTATATTACTCGTTATTCATTATTATGAATTTAAGTAATATAGCCTATTTTTTTACATTTTAAATGGAGAGAGGTGTATTTTATAAAAACTTATAGTGACATTTTCGGGCATTGGTATGAAGCAGAGGAAGTACGATATATCCCTAATATGAAGCAAAATTATCGTTATCTAAATAGTGGAAAATGCAAAGATCAGTTGGTAGATATTATTTGTGGAAATGATGACAAGTTGGTTTTTGTTTGGAAAAAATCAGAGATTATGGATGAATTATATTCTCTCTGGTGTAAAAGGCAACTATAATTACAAAGGATGTTGATGTAAATTAATACAATAAATAATGAAGTACATAAATTAAAATTAGTTTCACATATACCACCATCAGTTAACCATTATCTTGCATATCGTGCAATTATTAAAAATGGTAAACCTATGGCAATGAGTTATAAAACTTCGGAAGCAATAAAATATCAAAAAGCTTTTGCTACTTATTCTAAGAATGAAGCACAAAAACAAAATTGGATTATGTCAAATAACAGATTTCAGCACTATTATGTAGATGCTGTTTTTTATTTTCCACGAATAGACCAAGATTGCAATAATTACTGGAAATGCCTTTTTGATGCAATTACTGATAGTAAAAGTGTTTGGTTGGATGATACTCAGGCATGTGAACGTGTAAAGGGTATTCGCTATGATAATAAAAATCCAAGAATTGAATTAGAAATATATCCTGTAGATTATATCGGTATTTTTGATAATAATACCCAATTGGAATTATTTGAATCTAATTGTATCCATTGTAATAGATATAGAAACGGAAATTGTAGTCTACTTAATAAGGCAAAAGAAGGACGTTTACAAGAAGAAATTAGCGATAATATATGTTCTAAGTTCAAAGAAATAAAATAATAATTGGAGGAAAAATAATGAATAGTGAAAAAGTAAATATAATTAACAATACTAAAGAAATTGTTTTTGAAAATAACGATATTAAGGTCAAGGAAAAACTTAGTTTATCAGAAGCTATTCAATATGTAAACGTTGTATCAACGACTGTGGTTAATACTGTATATACTCCGATATACCAAAAATTGATTAATATAGATTGTTTTATTACGTTCTATACTGATATTACAAAAACAAGTTTAGAAAATATTTATGATCATTTATATGAGTATGATGATTTAATTCATAACTTATTAATGTCTGATAGAATAGATAAAAATCAATATATTGACATACAAAATGCAATAAATGATGAAATTTCATTTAGGAAACAGGTACTAATTAATCAGAGTAATAATACGGTTGCTGATTTAGCTACTAAATTACTGCAAAAAGAAATTGAAGTACAAGATCTACAAAAGGGAATATTGGAACAGCAAAAGGAAATAAATGATACAATCCCTCCTGAATTACAGAAGAAATTTATTGAAAAGTTTAATAATTCTGAATTAACTAGTGATGCGATCGTTACAGCATACTTAAATTCCGATTGGCATAAATCTATGGAACAAGGAATTATTGACGATAAAAATAAACAGATTAAAGAGCTGCAAAAGATCAAATTTCCACAGGATCATAAAAAGAAAACTGTTAGAAAATCAAATACAAGTACGAATAAAAGTGTAAATGATAAGAAAACAGATAATATCATTGCCGTAGATTTTAAGGAAGTATAATTATGGCTACTAATTTTATTAAAAACGGTAATGAATTAGAGAAATTATTAGAACAACAAATAATTCATTGGTTAAATAATATTGCATCCAATATTGCAGAGAAATATATAGAAGAATTTTTAGAGAGCGAATTTTATTCTAAATACTCTCCTCGTAGTTATAAAAGGACACAACAAATACTACAGAGTATTGTTAAAACTAATATAGAGAAAAATGGTAATACATATTCTATTATGGTTTATTTAGATCCCACTATTACACAAGGTTATTATGGAGATATCGGTCAAAAGGAAGCAGGTTATCCTCCCACTAATGGTAATACATTAAAGGTATGGGAGAATATGAATGAAGGCTGGCACGGTTTTGCCGGACAAACTGATGGACATTTTTGGGATAGACTTGTTGAGGAATTAGATAAGGAAGGTAAATATGATGTATTTGCTGATTTTGCTAGATATCTAACAAATAAAGGAATTAAAACAGTTAAACTAAATTAGCATCAAACCGTGCTTTTAATCAACCTTAATTTTGATTGAAAATAACTAATTTTTATCGTTAATTAACGCCTATGAGCCATTATAGTGTCATATTGGTATTAACTTATATGTAGCCAATTTAAGAGCCTATTTATAGCTTATAAAGGTGCAAACGGTAAATGAGCGTGGTACTGCTTAGTGTACTGTTCAAAATAATAAAATAATTTTTAAGGCAATAGATTTCATCGTCTATTGTCTTTTTTGTTGCGGTAGTTTATTTAAATTTAGTCTTAAAGGAAGTGATTTTTATGGGTAGATCAACAGTTTATAATAATATTACAACACCAGAACTAATTGAACAAATATTAGAAGAAAATAAAGAGTTATATAAAGATTTTCTTGCTTATTTATCAAGTGTAGACAGGTCGGTTAAAACAATTAAAAGTTATGAGAGCGATTTAGAAATCTTTTTTGTATGGAATCTTCAATACAATAAAAACAAGGATTTTATTGATATAACAAAACGTGAGTTTGCTAAATTCCAAAATCATGCTTTAAATACTTGGGATTGGAGTCCAAATAGAATAAGGCGTGTTAAATCAACCCTATCTTCACTTTCGAATTATATAGAAAATATATTAGATGAAGAGCCAAAATATAAAGGATACCGCTCTATTATTAAAAAGATAGAAAATCCTGTTAAAGAAACTGTTAGAGAAAAAACAGTTTTAACTGATGAGCAAGTTGGTTCGCTACTTGATACTTTAATAGAACAAAAACAATATCAGCAAGCTTGTATAGTAGCTTTAGCAGCAATGAGCGGAGCGAGAAAGAGTGAATTATTAAGATTTAAAGTAGATTTCTTTTCAGATGAAAATATAGTTTTTGATTCGTTATATAAGACTCCAAAGATATCAACAAAAGGGCGAGGAAAAAATGGAAAATTACTGAATAAATATGTCCTTTTAGACTTTAAAAAATATTTTGACTTATGGATGGAAGAACGTGACGAATTAGGCATCGATAGTGAATGGTTATTTGTTACAAAACAGAATAGCGAATGGAAACAAATGAAAATAAGCACATTAAATAGCTGGGCTATAACATTTTCAAAAATATTAAATGTAGATTTTTATTTTCACTCACTCAGACATCAACTTTGTACTCGTTTACATAAACTTTCTCTTCCACAAGATATTATTCAAGAATACTTCGGATGGGATTCTGCTGAAATGCTAAAAATTTACAACGACATGGATTTATCGGAAGAGTTTGGAAAGTATTTTACTAAAGATGGAATCATTGAAGGTACGGTTGGAAATATTAATGATATAAGTAATTAATTATCAATAATTTAATAATGAGCGGTTTTAATATAAAAATATGGCACCCATTTTGTGGGTGTTTTTTATTGTAAGAATATCCACAAAAGGGGTGATAAGATGGATAAATTTGGTATATTGTTATTGGCTGCCCTAGAAAAAAATGTTGGTAAAAGCATTCAAGATCAATTAAATCAGATAAAAGATTTATCTATAAATGACGTTAAGATAAAAATTAACGCAGATAATATTCAATCCGAATTAAAGAAATTTGAAAATAAAGCTAAAGGTACAAAAATTGAAATCTTTGATTCAGAAAAGTTAGACGAACAGGGTAGAAAATATTTTACCAAAACAACTAATATTTTAAAACAGGTTAAAGATTATTATAAAAAGAATGGCGCTATTAGCGTTGATATTAAAGATACCGAAAAAAGTAATGGTCAGATTAGAAAATTTACTGCTACTGTAACTGAAGCTACTGGGGTAATTAATAAATTTAATTTTGAACGTGCAAAAATTAATACTGGCGGTGCAAAACCTAATTATGGTTTTGTTCAGTCTGAATTAGTAACCTCACTTGATAAATTATCTGGAACAAAACTTAAGCAGACAGAAGATTATTTAAGTAGAATTAGTAATAAAATTAAGGATATTAACAGTAAAGCATTTAATCAGTCCAATCCGCTAATAACTGAAGATACAACAAGTAAATATAATAATAAATTAGATGAAACATTAACTCGAATTAACGATATTAGATCCTCTTCTATTATATTGTCAGATACTCATAAACGTGATATTAACAATATGGTAGCTGATTTGGAGAGGTACCTTAAGGAATTAAAAGAGTTACAATATGCCGCTACCAAATTAAAACCAGATACATTTCAAGATACAAAAGCTACATTACAAGCACAATTAAAGACAAATACTCAGAAATGGACTCAAAGTGGTATTCTTAGTGGTGACTTTAAGAGAAAAGTAGAAGAAGCCAAGCAGTTACTAGATAATGCCACTGATCCATCACAATTAAATAAGTTTCATGCAGAATTCAAATTATTAAATGAAGATTTTAAGCAAACTAGAGATGCAGAAGCTTACGCCAATCAATTAGAAAACATTAAATTACGTGCTAGTGGTGCCGGTCAAAGTTTTCAAGCATATTTAAGTAAATTAAAACCAAGTGCACTAAGGGAATTTTCAATTGAGATTCAAAATATTTCAGATCAATTTGATAAAGTAGCTAAAACTGGTGATAAAGTTGAATTTAGTAATGCTAATAGTAAATTAGCAGAATTTAAATCAACTATGAAAGCCACTGGAAATGAAACTGCTTCATTTACTCAGATAATTAAACAGAATATTCAAGCATTTTTAAATTGGTATTTAATCGGTAATGTAGTATCAAATACTGTAAGGCAAATCAAACAAATGGTCGTCAATGTTGTAGAACTAGATGACAGTTTAGTAGAATTACGAAAGGTATCAGACCTAACAGGTAAATCATTAAATAATTTTGTTAAGGATGCATATGATGCTGGTGAAGCAGTAGCTCGTACTGGTAAGGATGTTGTTGACGCTACAACCCAATATAAACGTGCAGGATATCAGCTTGAAGAGAGCTTTGATTTAGCTAAAACAAGTTTAGTTATGATGAACGTTGGTGATGGTATTAGCTCAGTGGAGCAGGCTGCTTCATCATTAATAGCTATATTAAAGGGTTTTAAGTTATCTGCTACAGATGCTATGTCAGTAGTTGATATGATCAATAATGTATCCAATAATGCTGCTATTGATTTTGATAACATAGCTGATGGATTACGAAGAGTATCTGGTACTTTATCGCAAACAGGTACATCAATTCAGCAAACTATAGCATTACTTACTGGTGGTTTTAGTCAGCTCCGTAATATAGAATTGGTATCAAGAGGTTTAGTTACTATTTCTCAAAGATTACGTGGTGTGAGTGAAACTGGAGAAACAATTGATGGGCTATCTGCTAAATTACAAAGTACATTTAAAAGAATTGCTGGAATAGACATAGAAACTGCTACTGGCTTACGTTCCACTTATGATATTTTACAGGATATGGCGAATGTATTCCCGACATTAACAGAAAGACAAAGACAATATCTTGGTGAACTTGCAGCTGGTAAGGATCAGGTTAAAGTACTTAATAGTATTTTGAATGGTTGGGAAGATGTCGACAAAGCTACTTCTTTTGCTCTTAATGCAGAAGGATCTGCTTTAGAAGAAAACGAGAAAGTTCTCGATAGTATTCAGGGAAAAGTAAATGCATACAAATCAGCTTTCCAATCTTTATCTAATGATATTGTAGATGAAGATCTTATTAAATTTATTGTAGATTCTGGTACTAATATTTTAAAATTATTAGATGATACAATTGAAAAATTGGGACTATTTCCAACTTTAATAACAGCTATTTCTGGTGTTATTAGTGCTAAAAATGCTGGATTTTTAAGATATGATAGTATAAATGGATGGTCAAATGCATTTAGTTCTTTTATTAAAAATGCAAAATCAGCTAAAACAGTAATGTCTAATGAATTAGCTAATGAATTTGTAAAATTTAGGGATGAAATGATTAGGACAGGCAAGAGTGCGGAAGTACTTGCTGAGGAATTTGGTTCTAATGTTACACCAGCTATTATAGAATTTGCTAAAACTGGAGATGCTAGTTCATTAACTATTAAGGATTTTGAACATTATTTAAATGGTATGACCGTTTCTGCTCAAGCTGCTTCAGTAGCTATGAAAGCATTGTCTATAGCCGTTAATATGCTTATTGGCTTAGGCATTAGTTTGGCTATTCAAGGTATTGTAACCGGAATAACCAAATTGGTTAATGCTAATCAGGATGCTATAGATAAAGCAGAAGAACTAACAAAAAAATATCAAGATATGATGGATACCCTTAATGCGAATCAAGGTACTGTTGAAGGTTTAAAGGAAGAATTCGAAAAATTATCCAAGGGTGTTAGTGACAGCGGTAAAAATATATCTTTATCTACAGATGAATACAAAAGATACCAAGATATTGTAAATACAATAGTTGCAATAAGTCCTGAATTAGTAAAAGGTTATGATAATGAAGGAAATGCTATTGCAGATAAGAACTCTTTAATTGAAGAATCTATAAGATTAATACAAGAAGAACGTAGAGAAAAGTTATTAGATCAGACAACAGATAAAAACAACTGGACAATAGCTAAAGGTAATATAGCATCATTAGATCAGGAACGTAAAGAAGCAAAAAAATCAAGAGATCAAGTTGTATCTGAATTATTAAGGTCAATGACTCATGACAAAAACGGAAAGTATATAAATGATTTGTCAGAAGAAATATATGATTCGTTTATGTCTGCATTTCAATTAACAGAAAATAAGATGATAGATAAATCATCTACTTCTGGTTATTCTGGCTTGCTTACAGCAGTTTTAGCACATGACGATAATCGTAAAAAGATTATTGATGCATTAGAAAACGATTTTAGTGTTGTTAATCAGTTTGTTGATGGAGTAGATCTAACAAATATCACCAAAGAATATCAAGACTATGTAAGATCATTAAAAGATGTAGAAAATGCAGAACAATCATTTAATAGTCAATTAAAATTGGTAGCTCAATCATCTGATTATTATGATAAATTATCTGAAGCAACACGAAATTTTGTTAATACTTATATTGATGGTTTCAGATTAACAGGAAAAGAAACAAGCGATCAAATAGAGAAAATGACAAACTCTATTTTATACTTTGTTGAGACTTTATCTAATAATTCAGATGCTCAGATTAAGATAGAACAGTTATTTAATTTAAAGAGTAATTTACCTGTTGATGAATATGTAAAACAATATCAAGAAATTGTAGAAGAAATAATTAAAGCTATAGATGGTGCTGACGGAACAGGATTAAGTACAGAAGAAGAAATAAGTATTCGTACAAAACTGAATTTTAAAATTGATAATACAATTAATCTACGTCAAGCCGTTAATGATAAATTAAAAGAATTAGGTATATCAGATAGTGATAATTATATCGGTGAATTGTCTGCTGCTGATTTAAAAATTGTTTATAGCTTTGTAGCAGATGAAAATACATTTACTTCAATTGATGATATAAAAGATAAGCTTGAAGAAGCAAAGCAATATATAGAAGAACCAATATCATTGCAGGTACAATTAGAAAGTGAAGAATTCGGGCAATATCTTGCTGATGTTGATAAAATACGTAATGCAATATCAAAATCTTCTGAAATGACATCTTCTGAAATTGCTTCTCTCATGAAAGATTTTTCTCAATATTCTGACATATTTGAGCAATTTAGTGTAACAGGAGAAAAAGGTGTTGGCAACCTTGAAGGTGCGTTGAAGGCGTTGTTAGGAAAAATATACGAAACAACTACCGAAGCGTTAGGATTTAATCAAGTTCTCAAATCAATATATGATGAGACTATGAATACAACCGATTCAACGTATGAATTATCAAATGCTATGCAAGCATTGTCAGATAGCAATGACTTAATTAAGGATTTAAAAGAAGAATATAAAGAATTAGGTACTATATCAACAGATTCGCTTAATAGAATTATTAATACATATCCACAGCTTACTCAAGTTGTTACAGATTTTATTACAAAGCAAAAAGAAGGAACAGATGTAATAGCTGCACTTGATGAAGCTTATAAAATTGATGTAGATAATTATCGTAATGCTGTACTTTCAAAAAAATCGCTAGATAGTGATTTCTATAAAGAAACAATAAATAATTTACCTGATTGGGTAAAAAATTTAGCCGATAGTTATCAAATTGATTTAGATAATTATACAAATTTACAAAAAGCAAAATTAGGTCTTGATAAAGAACTTGCTATGAGACAAACACTACTAAAACCTTTTTCTGATGAAAAATTCATGTCAAATTTACCTTTTGGTGATAGATTGGGTTACAATAATATAAAAAGATATTATGAAACCAGTATTAATGATATTCAAAAGATTATTAATAGTATAGACACGAGTTTAGATACATCAATAAATTTAAGGGACTATCAAGCACCGCCAGATAAAAAAAGCAAAAAGAAAACTGATCCAAAATGGTTAGTTGATTATAAAAATGCCAAGGCTGACTTAGATCATCGTCTAGCCATGGATAAAGTTACAGAAGAAGAATATTATAAAGAGCTTGAAAAATTAACTAATAAGTATTTAAAAAAGCATAAAAAGACACATCTTGATTTATATCGTAAGAATGTTGAAGAAATCTATAAAGGTATGAAAAAAATAAATTCAGATGCTATTAAAGCTGAATTTTATGATTTAAAATATTCTTTCGATATGGACAAAATAGATGAAGATACGTATTATAAAAGACTAAAAGATCTCAATGATAAATATTATAAAGATTCGAGTATTAAAGAGTATCAAGATGCTTATAAATCTAATTTATTAGAACTACATAAGTGGGAAATTGAGCAAGATGAAAAGAAATTTCAAAAGAAAATTAAATTATATGATAAGTATCTTGAAGAAATAGACCATATTATAAATTTTATTGATCCTAATAGTGTTGAGCAAATTACTCTATTACAGACTGGATACGCTCAGGCTTCTAGCAAGGTTAAAGACTTAAATACTGAAATTGACAAACTGAATAAGCAATATAGTAAAGGAAAAATTTCAGAAGAAACATATACTAAAAGACTTGAAACATTGACTTCACAACTCTTCTCTGCTACTAATGCAATGAAGAATTATTCTGATTCAATAATTTCTGCAATGAAAGCTAGGTATGATGAACAACGTAATAGCTTAGAAAAAGCACAAAAAGATGAATTGGATAGTCTCGAAAATTCGCATAAAAAGATTATTGATAATCTTGAAAAACAGATTAATAAATATAAAGAAATTGTTGATGAAAAGAAAAAATCATTACGTGTTACTAAAGAGGAACATGAATATCAAAAGAAAATAAATGAACATACAAAAAATATTTCTGATTTAGAATCACGAATTGCTGATTTAAGTAAGGCTGCTACTAGTGGCGATAGAGAAGCACAGGCAGAAAAACGTAAACTTGAAGATGAACTAGCTAAAGAGAAAGATAACTTAAAAGAAACACAATATGATAGAGAAGTAGAATTAGCTGAAGATGCATTGGACGAATCATATGATGCTTATCAGAAAATGCTTAAAAAACAGATTGAAGATCAAAACGATATTTATGAAAGAAAAAAAACATTAGCTGAAAAGGAATATAATACAAAGCTTGAAAATATAGAAAAACTTTATGACAATGAAAAACAGTTAATTATTGAAGCAGCGGAGTTAACTGGCTCTGAGTTCTCGAAAGCATTTACATCTATCAATGAGACATTGTCACAATATGGTATGAGTGTATCAGATGATTTCAAAAATGTTTATAATTCTATTGGTAATTCAATATCTGGCATAGCTAAGGTATCTAGTATACTTGGTGATGGTTCTAAAAAGGGCAAAGATACTAGTGGTTTAAGTCAGCTTAATCAATGGCTAGGATCTAGAGGATATAACACTGTTAATAAAAAGCAAATGGTTGAGATTGCACAGGCACTAGGACTGACAGAAATTAAAAGTGTTAAAGATGTACAGGATACACCTGCCGGACGTAAAAATAAAAATCTTATTTTAAAAGCGTTAAAGGATGCAAAATTTGAGTCAGGCGGATATATAGATGCAAGTATGGTTAGAAGTGTTGGAGAACATGGATTAGCATTAGTTAGACATGGAGAATCCGTACTGACGGTTGAACAGGGTAAATTATTTAGAGAATTGATTACTAATATAAAACCTTTAAATAATCTTGTAAAATTAAATTCACCTGTTAATCATATGACTAATAATAATGTATCTCCAAAATTTGTATTCAATCTTAATGGAGGTACAATTACTAAGGATGCAATGCCTGACTTTAACAAAATGGTAAATGATGCGACTGAAAAGGTTACAGTTGAACTATTGAATATGGTACGTAAAAGGTAATATATTAGGCTGCTATTTCTTCATCGGAATAGCAGCTTTTTAAAATAATAAAAGGCGGTGTTAAAATGACAATTAATAAAGGTATGAGATTTTTATATGCCGGTCAAGATTCCGAAGAATTTGAAGTAATGCTATGTTCTATTGGCAATATAAATACTGAAACAAATGATGAGGAAACTTCTTTAGTAACATCAAAGTCTCCATTTAAAGATTCGTGGGATCTACATTATATTGAAAACACTGCACCACTTAACTTTACATTAACCATAGCTGATATTAATGGTTTATATTTAGATAGTGATAGACAACGTATATTGAAAAGATGGTTATGTAAGGATAAAAGATATTGGTTACAGGTAGACCAAGATGATTTAACGGAAGTTTATTATTATTGTATTATGAATAATCCTCGACCGGTTAATAATGCTAAATTTACAGGTGGAATGGAATTAAATGTTATATGTGACTGTGGACATGCATGGTCATATTTACATAAAGAATTTTATGAAACAAACAATGGTGTATTGACTTTTGATTTTAATAATGTGGCTGATTATGATAATTATATTTTATATCCAACAGTGATAATTAATCCAACTAAAAACGGTAATATATCTATTAGAAACAATACTACTGGTGACGAAGTTGTAATTAAAAATTGTATAACTAATGAAATTATAACAATTGACGGCAGAAGCGACAATGCAGAGACTACTTCTTATAGACGGTTGCTTGATGATTGGAATAAAAATGTTGTTGAATTAATTACTGGTGTTAATAACTTGACTCTTACAGGTAATTTTAAAATGTTATTTGAATATAGAATGCCAATAAGGGTTGGTGGATGATAGAAAGCAAAGAGATTTTTATTTTATCTCTTTGCTTTTATTAATTAAATATCAATATGAAGTTGACCTTCAAAATATATTGGTGCTTTATTTATATAAGCGTTACCTCTATAGTCTACAGAATTAAATGTCAGATTATAGTCTATATATGTTTCTTCATTTACTAAAAAGTAATTATTAAGTATGCTTTTATAATATACAGTTTTTTCTTCTCCTGACTTAATTGTAATATTTTCTGAGATTTCTGTATTGTTTGGTGATTCGTATAATTTAACAATAGATGATTGTTCCACATTATCCTTGTTAAATACAAATGCATTTTTAGTAAGTATTACATCATGTTCACTTGTATTGTTAATTGTCATTGCAACAGTATTTGTAATATTATTATCGTCAAGAACAGTTTCGTCAATATTAATTTTAGAATCAAACATAACTTGTTGTTTTACACTTACATTTAATACATATTTTGCATTTCCGGAAGTTCCTGTTATTTTTACATCTCCCATTGTGATGCCGGTGACTACACCTTTTTTGTTAACTTTAGCGATATCAGGATTCGAAGATTTCCATGTTATTTTATTTTTGTTTCCAGATATGCTAAGTTTAATTGTATCACCAATATATATATCTGTAGATTTTTCATCTAACACAATGGATTTAGATGCAGCTGATACATTCAAAACAGGAATAAAGTTAAAGATACAAAATGATAATACAAATAATGTAATTAATGTTTTTATTGAATTAAACTTTTTCAATTTTATCTCCTCTCATTTGTATTGTATATTAAATTATACCACAATAATACAAATTTTGCAACTATTAACTGAAAGGCGGTGAGTGATTTTGATATTTAGATACGATAAAAATCATAAATTGAGACAGAATCAAATTTTCTTGGCTAATCCTCAAAAAGATTATATTGGTGTTCTGACAAGTGCTAAGAATATTAAAGTAACTTTATTTATGAATGATCTTAATACTGCTTCATTTCGAATTTATAAATTTGAAAATAATATAGAAAATAAGAATTATACCGAACTTGAAATAAAAAGATTAGTTGAAATTAGATATATTGGATGGTTTCAAATTTCTAATGTCAAAGAACATGATGACGGAATGTATTCATATAAAGATATTACATGTATAGCATTAGAGAACGAATTAACCGGTAAGCGTATAGATGATATTAAGGGTGTTTTTGCATTATATGATATTACCGACACTGAACATAGTTTATTACATATAATTACAAGACAGACTGATTGGAAAATTGGACACGTAGATAATGAGTTAGTCGAAAAATGGCGTACATTTTCAATAGACTCTAATAAAATATATAATTTTCTTGTACAGGATGTAAGCAAATCATTTAGTTGTTTATTTTTATTTGATGTTTATGAAAAGACTATCAATGCTTATAAATTAAGTAATTATGGTGAATTAACAGATATCATTATTTCAAAAAAAAATATATTACAAGAATATATTAGAGAATCAAGTTTGGATAATATTATTACAAAACTTCGTGTAACAGGCGCAGATGGATTAGATATTCGTGCGGTAAATCCTACTGGTTCAAATTATATTATCAACGTAAATTATTTTAAGAATACTGGTTGGATGTCACAAGGACTTGTAGATGCATTAGATAATTATGAAAATGCGCTTAATTCTATTGCAAAAACATATACTACTACTCTCTCACTTTATAAACAACGGCAGAGCGAATTAACTGTATTAAATGCAGATTTAGAGACACTAAATGCAAATAAAAAAGCAAAGGAAAATGTTCAGGGTTCATATGTTCAATTATACAATGGCACTCCTCCTTCAACATCTAATGAGTATCAATTATACATAGAAGCAGTAAACGAATTAGCAGATACAAATAGACAAATCGCAATTAAAAAAAAAGAAATTCTTAATAAGGAAAATCAAATTGATGACATTAGACAGCAATTAGATGACATCGGTACATCATTAGATCAATCTAAATATTTTACGAAAGCACATTTGACTGAACTTGAAGTATTTTTAACTGAGAATGATGAATATCAAGATTCAACTTTTATTGCCACAGATACTATGACAGCAGAAGAAATTATTGATATGAAGCTAGAGTTGTTAGAAAATGCTAAAGAAGAATTAAAAAGGGCAAGTCAACCTCAGTATACGGTAGAAATATTAGCAAGTAATTTGTATTCAATCATTGATGATGATACTAGAAAATTGTCTTATGACAAATGGAAAGAGCAACTTCAATTAGGAAATATAATAACAATTAAATTTGAAAAAGGGTATATTACAACTGCTAGGCTGATAAAGATTGAAATAGATTTTGATAATTTGGCTGATTTAAAACTTACATTTAGTGATAAGAGTAGATTTGATAATGAACTTACTGAACTTGGTGAATTAATTGCGGATGCTGGAAGAACTTCTAATTCTATGTCATTATCTAAATTTGGATGGGATAAAGCATCTAAGTTAACTTCTCCTGTTCAAGAATTTATAACTAGCACTTTAAATGCCACAGTTAATGCTATACAATCCAATGACAATCAAGATATGTATTTTGATACCTATGGTTTACATATGCGCAAATGGTTACCAGATCAAAATAAATATGACGATAAACAAGCGTGGTGGACTAACAATATATTGTTATTCTCTGATGATGGTTTTAAGTCTGCTAAAACTGGTATAGGACAATTTACTACTGAAGCAGGTGAAACATTTTATGGATTTATAGGTGAAGCAATTATTAGTAACATTGTTGCATCTGAATCTTTAACTATAAAGAATGCCAATAATACATTTATTGTAGATAAAAATGGTGCTTTATTGATTGATGCTAATTTTACAATTACAAGAGGAAATAACAAAATAGTTCTCGATCCTATAGAAGGATTTAGTATTTATAATAAAAGTGATAAAGTTATATTCCTCGATTCCAATGGTGATGCAAATTTTAAAGGGCATATTACCGCTAGTAGTATTACATTAACAAATGCTATTGGTCTAACTATTAATAATGGTAATGGAACTTTTACAGTAAGTGCAGATGGTCATATTCACGCTGAATCCGGTGATATTGCAGGATTTATTATGGATAATAATGTTTTGTGGGCAGGTGAAGGTACTAAATATATTAGGATAAGTTCTGATCATACTTATATAAATGATCAGTATGGTGCTATTGACTTAGGACTTTCACCTGAAATAAATCCTAGTACTGGAATGAAAGATACCATTATACACCTTAGATCAGATGGATATGCACGTTTTGGATTAAACGCACTAGATGGATCAGTTAAATTCAACTATAAAGATCAAGATTTTACCGGTAAGAATAAAACATTTACATTTTATACAAAAAACTTTAGAATAGCTAATGATGGATTGGTAACTTCGACTGGTATAAACTTAAAAAACGGTAGTCCAATACGTGGATATAGTACAAACGGTATTCCTCATAATTTAGTTAATTTTTCTCCCAATGATAATGTAGTTGTTGGACAGGAAAACGATCCTCAAAATACACATATTTATGGATTAGATGAACTTGCATTCTATATTGGATCAGATAATAATAAAGCATTTATTATGAGTCCAGATAAATTTAGTTTTAAATTGCCTATAGAGCTAAATGGTAATTTAGATGTTGCAGGTGATTTAGGAGTTAAAGGTAATGAAACTGTGTCTGGAAATTTAAGTGTAAGTGGGAAAACTACAACTAATACTCTATCATCTTCTGGTAATATTACAATGGGAGGTAATTTAGTAGCAACACAAACATGGGTAAAGGCTCAAGATTATGCAACTAAAGCAGAGTTGGACTCGGCTAAGACTACTTATTATAATCAAGGTAAAGCATATGGTGAATCATTACACGCTGGTGATTATAGTAGAGGGTATAATTCTGGTGAAAGAGACGGCTATAGTAGAGGTTATAGTGAAGGTTATGCTAAGGGGCTTTCTGAAGGTCAAAGTCAAGGTGGCACAGATTAAATAAGTGGTCGGTAAACTTTAAAAATAAAAGGAACTGGATATTTTCAGTTCCTTTTATATAAACTATTCAAAATTATAATCATATACAAGTTTGCAACCTGTTGTTACTTCTACATCAAATTTAACATATTTTTTGTTACCAATAATTTGACTAAGGGTTTTTGTATTTTCATTACCAAAATACTTAACCAAATCATCATCGTTGATCATGTTATATATTGCATCGTCACTGTCTATATATTCAGCAATCATTACAAGAAGATACTCGCCATTACGTACTTTATTAAATCCATAAGTGGATATGTTATTATTACCTTCGTAATAAAAAGATGATTGTTTATAAAAAGTTTTTGGATCTTCATTTTCAATTAATATATTTTTTAATTCTTTTAATTCATATATAGGTTGTTCTTTATCTTTAGGGATTAATAATAAATCTACTGTACAAGGATTTACTTTATTTTCGTTATTAGTGTCAATATATGTTACTCCACCTGTAATACTTCCTACTTGTTCAGGTATTACAGTTACGTTACATTTATATTTCTTTTTTTGATAAGTTGCTGTAATTGTTGCTTCTCCTGCGGATTTGCCAGTAATTCTTCCATAATTATTTACTGTTGCGACAGATTTATCACTAGATCTCCATTTCATATCAGATTTTATAGGCTTATCATCTTTTAATAATTGTACGTCATAACAAATTACTTTTTCTTCAATTGTTAATTCAGTGAGGCTTAATTTAATGTTACTCTTTTTTGATTTTGCATATGCTATGGAGCTACCGGTATATGCTGTAAAAACTATTGCTAATACGAGTACTAATGCAATTTTTAATTTATTTACTATTTTCATTGGTTCTCCTCCTTTGTGTAATAGATAGTGAACGTTGGTATGATGTTATATACCAAATTATACCACAATTATAACTAAAAATCAACAATAAAAAAACAATATTGTAAATTGAAGACTCGCTACGCACTCTCGTGACTTTAGTCATGAGTTAGTGGCGACATATGTTAATATAAAAACATAATCAATATACTGAAAACACTTGATTTCTAAATATACATATGTTATATTATATTTAGAGGTGATAATATATGGCAGACATACATAAAGGAAGAGGATATGTGTATTCAATACAATATCATATAGTATGGTGTGTAAAATATAGACATAAAGTAATTAATGGCGAAATAGAAAATAAATTAAAAGAAATAATATATAAAATAGCAGAAGATAATAATTTTATTATCGAAGAAATGGAAACTGATTTAGACCACATACACTTATTAATAGAATGTAGTCCCCAACATTACATACCTAATATAATAAAAGCATTAAAAGGAGTGTCTGCTAGACTATTAATGAAGGAGTATGGATGTGTATTAAAAAGGAAATTATGGGGAGGACATTTATGGAATCCTAGTTATTTTATCGCCACAGTAAGTGAAAATACAGAGGAACAAATAAGAAATTATATTCAAAGTCAAAAAATCAAATAGAAAGGTAGGTGAATTTATCTATGAAAACTGTAATAAAAGGATATAAATATAGAATATATCCAACCAAAGAACAAGAAGTGCAATTAGCTAAAACTTTTGGTTCATGTAGATTTGTTTATAATCAAATATTAGCAAAGAAAATAGAATTATATAGAACAGATAAAAAATCTATAAGCAAAACAGATTGTAACAATTATTGTAATAGAGAATTAAAAAAGCAACATCTATGGCTCAAAGAAGTAGATAAATTTGCTTTAACTAATTCTATTTATGATTTGGATAGAGCTTATCAAAATTTCTTTAGAGAAGTAAAAAAGGGTAATAAAAATCAAGGATTCCCCAAATTTAAGTCAAAGAAAAATCACTATTATTCTTATAAAACTAATTTTACAAATAACAATATTAAAGTAGATTTTGAGAATAATAGAGTTCAGCTACCTAAATTAAAATGGTTAAAAGCTAAACTTCATAGACATTTTGATGGTAGAATATTGTTCGCTACAATAAGCAAAACTCCTAGTGGTAAATATTTTGTTAGTTTTAATGTAGAATGTGAACATAAGGAACTAAAACAAAACAATAACTCATTAGGAATGGATTTAGGAATTAAAGATTTATTAATTACGTCAGATGGCGAAGTATTTGATAATAAAAAATTAACATATAAATATGAGTTAAAATTAGCTAAATTACAAAGACAGATTGCTAAAAAGAAGATAGGTAGTAACAAATGGAAGAAACAAAGAGTTAAAATTGCTAGAATATATGAAAAAATAACCAATATTAGAAAAGATAATTTAAATAAGATTTCTCACCAAATAGTTAAGGAAAATCAACTTATATTTAGTGAAAATCTTAATATAAAAGGTATGGTTAAAAATCATAATTTAGCAAAATCTATTCATGATTGTAGTTGGTATGAATTAACAAGACAACTAGCTTATAAATCAGAATGGAATAATCGTATTTATCATAAGGTTGATAGATATTATCCTTCAAGTCAATTATGTAATGTATGTGGATATAAAAATAAAGATACTAAAAATTTAGGTGTTAGATTTTGGATATGTCCTGAATGTCATACAAAACATGATAGAGATATAAATGCTAGTATAAATATTCTTAATCAAGGATTAAAGGATTTAGGATCAGATAAGGCAGTTTAAATATATAAAAACAATAGGGTAGGAACTATCCAAATTAAGACGCCCATGGAGTTAGTAGGTTACGAGGACTATGAAGTGGGAAAATGATAGAGTAATCTTGAAGCACGCGACTTTAGTCGTGTGAGGTTCACAGAATTTAGAAAGTTGCCTGTAAGTAAAAATGAAAGGATTTATTTTGCTAAGAAAGATAATGAAGTGAGGATTTACCTTTATGGTAGAGATATTATTGATAAAGATTTGTGGTTCTTATTTAAAAGGAAATAAAAGAGTAATTCTATTAGATTGGAGAGATAAGATGGACGTAGAAAAACTGAAACAGAAGATAAAAGCATTAACGAGCAAATTAGAAAAAGAAGAAATAAAACTAAGTAAAGCAACGCCAACAAAACCATTAATTAGTGACGAATCTGATTATAATAGTAAAAAGAAAGAGTTGATTCATAAGTATACTTATTTTTGTAGCTACTGTGGTGAGCCTATAAGAAAAAATTCAAAGAAACATATGTGCGGTCAAGTTCACGATTGGAGTGAAATTAATTAAATAATACGACCAAAACTATATTCTACTTTAAGAAAGGGCATCCATTATGCAAAAACAAGATATGTCAGAAATGTGTGAATTTAAAAATGTAGAGTTATATTATAAACTTCAAAATGGTGAAATAACACAAGAAGAATATGATAATTATTGGGACAACTATTGTAGTAAATGTGAATATATGAATGAAATTTGTATGTATGGGGATGGAGATGAATTATGGGATTAATAACAAATTTACTTACTAAGAATAAAACACAAATACCTTTGTTATATGTGACATTCGATTATAAGAAATTTACTGAAAATGGTAAGATTGGTTCTTGCATGGCGAATGCACATCCTGTAATAAGGAATGATGAAAATGTTATATTAAGGATAAATGAACTGATCGACTACATAAGAGACAATTATGATATGGATGATATTATATAAAGCAATTATATTAGTCTGGTGTTATACCGAGAGTGGGCTGCTCTCAATCAAAATCAATCGTATACAATAACCCAAAGTAACCCTCCCACTTTGGGTATAGCACCAGATATTTGGACATGTGGTCAGTGGCGAAAGTATAAACGCAGTGAAGACAATAATCTGCTCCCATACGGTGGAAGAAATCTATTAGTGTTGATACTTATGTACGCACGAAATAGTCTTAATGAAGAGATTGATGTCCGCACGAAGAAACATCCATGCAGGAGTGTTACAGTAGGTGAAAAGCCTTGCCTGACCACTTTAAAATGAAAGGAGATTTATGAGTAATACACATTTTATTACTATTTCCAAAGAAGAATTTGATAAGATTGAAGTTGGAGATAGATTAGTTATTCAGAATGATGAAGATAGATATTGTTATGTAGTTTATGTTGAAAATAATGATAATCATAAAATGTGAGTTCTATACGATGAGGAAGGAGTTGTTATGAAAGTATTTGTAATTGAAAAAGATTTTGGTAGTGCAGGATGCTGGGGAATATATGAATCAGATTGGAAATTAACAAACATTATATTTACTGATGAAAGCAAGGCGAAAGAATATGTTAAGTACAACGCTGATTATTACAGATATAAAACAATAGAGACAAAATGAAATACAAGATTTATGAGATATTGGAGGTGGAGCGATGAAAGATACAAGTATAACTACGATTATAGAACGATTGAGAGAAAAGGGAGCCACTCATGTATATAGAATGATGGGTGACGAAGTATACATAGAAAAGTCAACTTTGAATTTAGCAGCGAGTTATTTGGATGATTTTTTATTAATATTAGAAAGTTTGGAAGAAGAACTGTAGTAATATAAAATGCAAATTTCATGTTGTTTCCAGAAAGGAAGTGAATCAATGAAAATACAAATAAATGATATATCTAAATTTAGAATACTAAAGGTAAAAGATTGGTCTATTACTTTTGAATATGACGGTCAACAATATTTATTACATAGTTCATCAGAAACAGGAGAAGGTAGTTGGCAAGAATTGTATAAAAGAGATGTAGATAAAAATGGGAAATATAACTTAGAACATATATTAACTAAATCATATGCCAAAGATCATTTACCATCTGACTATATAAGGAATTATCACAAATATAAAACTTATGTTTATTCACAGATAGATAAAAGATACTTCATTATGAGATTAATATACAATGATTTTGCTGAAGGAATTTTATCTGATGAAGTAGATAGTGTAAAGAATGAAATTAAGCTAAAGTATGATGAAATTAAGTTATACAGAGATAAAATTAGTTTACTTGAGAATGCCATTAGAAATTTAAAGCAGTTTAAAAAATAGAATCAATTATCAATTTTATTAGGAAAATTGGAGGCGAGGAAAATGAAAATTAAACAAGAAATTGACCTAGATATTTCAGCAAGCGATGTGGCAAGATTAATTTATGAAGATTGGGCAGATGGAGATGTGATTGACTTTTTGAATACAATTGGATTATATCAAGACGATCTAAAAGATTTATTATCCGCAGCTAGAGATAGCTTATATAAATTGGATAATAAAGGAAGAGAAGCATTATCAATTATTGAATCCTATTTTAGAAAGGAATAATAAAGCAAATCAATATATCAATTTATTCAAAATCGTTAATATAAAACATAGAAAAGGAGATTGAAAATGGATAAGTATATACCAAGTATAGGAGATGTTGTATTTGATAACGGAATACCAGTTGTTGTGATTAAAATGGTTAGCTATGAAGACGCCGGTAGTTGTGGTTATGCTAGAAAATATCTATTATGTGATGAAAAATACATAAGAGAAAATCAAGGTATTGTCACAATTAAAGATCTGGAACAGTATGGAAGATGGGTTAGTATAAACGGATTGCCTTTTCCTGACATTGATAAAGTGAATGATATTGCTCCATATAATATTAGTCAAGTTGAATATTATAATGTCGAACAAAAGGTTGCGAAAACAGTTACAATTTATGAATAATAATATAAAACTTTACTTTGATTGGATAATTAGAAAGGAAAATCAAAATGGAATTTAGAGATTATTACATACGAAAGAAATCAGAAATTCAAATTGCAAAAGATGAGATTGTTGAAAACATAATGAAGCAGCAAGGTATGTATGATATGTATTTTCTAGGATATATAGCTGTTATTGAAACACTAGTAAATTACATTGATAAAGAATACACTTTAGCATTGTTGAAAAATTTAACAGAATCACCTGAAACAAGTGAAATAATTAAGAAGTTAGCAAATGATTTGATTGACAAGTATAGTAAAGAACCAAAGTTTGAGGTGTAAAAGCACAGAGAATAACGCATTTATACGTTTAAGAAAGGGATATTAAACATGAATAGAAATCAAATGACCAAGCAACAATTAATTGATTTAGAAGAAAAGTATTGTACTAATTTATCTATTGGCGGATCTTGTTGGGCTTGGTGTCCATATAGAGAAAATGGTATGTGTGAATTAGATATGAAGTTTGTTTTACATGAAGCAATCAGATTATTAAAGGAACAATAAAACAACTGTTTATTGGTAGAAAGGAAGGAAAAATAAATGGATAAAGCATATTTAGTTTATGAATCTTGGAGTATTACAGCAGATTCGAGTGTGGTAGGAGTTTTCTTGGATGAAAAGAAGGCAGATGAATACGTAGAGATACATAGCGAAAAGAGAAGACAAGAAAATGAACGTTATGAGAAGTGTTTTAATTGTAGAAATAAAATATGTAAAAGCGATGAAGAAGGAAATGGATTTAATTTTAAAGACACCTGTGAAAATGCTGTAATTAAAAAGGATAGACATGGGTTATATTGTGAAAATGATAATTCAGACTTTTATGAAACTGTATATTCAAATGATTATTGGAAGGTAGAAGTTGATATTTTAGGATAGCATGAAAGAACGATTTCATGCGATATTAACAATATAAAACTATAGAGTGTAATTTAAATTACACTCGCAAGTATTCTTGATAAAACAAGATAGAAGGCGTGGGTTTCGCCTAGTAGATTATATCTGCAAATACCATAATACATATTT